CTCATCCTTAGGAATTTCCTTATTAATGATCTTAACACAATGTCTGGTTGCACAGCCAATATAATCATATTTTGTGAATTGATCAATCTTATATTTGGATGCCGGGCAGAGAGCAGTGTCCGTTTGAAAGACAAGTATATTCTCAGCATGAACCCTATTCCAAAAGGTTGCCTTCTTGAATAATTCATTATATTCCGGCGCCATGAGGTTATCTGTGTGCAGCGCTAATAAGTGCACCTTACGCCGAGTAATAGACTGTGTTGCGGCCTTAGCAAATTCAGCATGACTCTTTCCATGAAAGACATAGAGATCCCACGAGGGATCCATCTCCTTGTCAAATTGTTCACAGACAGGCTGTAAATTCTTATGTGCACGTGGTTCTACAATGACCATCGCGTTCGATGTTATATTAGCTTGTAAATAGACCATTCCAATCATTGTAATGAGAATTATAATTCCAATTACAAAGACACTTGTCTTCAGCATTTCTAATTTGCCGGCGATATTTGATTCCATAGCGATCGTAAGATATTTTTGTACTGTTTATGTTTCTCAGCACCCTTGTATATATTGAGTTTGATTGGTTTTGCAGCTGCATCTTGAACTTTCATAGCCTTATCTTGCAATGTCTTTAAGACAAGTTGCTCTTCAGGTGTTAGTGAGACGGTATCACCGGCTGTTTGTTTAATGCCAGGGCCCTTGCTAAATAGGTAGAGATCACTATTTTCATTAAATAGATAGCCGATGAACAAAATTATAATGAGAGCCATCCATCCAGCGGTAATGAAATTGCGGGTTGCAAGAAAGAGAATTACAAAAATAATAGATCTACGAAACCACGGCTGATTCAAGAATTTCTCCTGTTCCTTCGAAATCTCCATGGGCAAAAAACGACCTCCCACGTTGATTAAGAAAATGGCGATTGCCATTGTATAAGGAGAACTTGCCATCTTTGTTATTGTATCTTCAAAGGGCCCTGAAGGGGGTGCTGAAGCAGGGGGTGGGCCTCCAAAGCTCATCTAGCGTAAGACTAGGTAATTTGTAGCATATTTACGATATACATGACTGCGGCAATAGCAGTCATAGCACCCACACGGGGACACCATTCTGCACCAACCCACACGGTCAAAAGTATCGCGATTCTCCAGACAGGTGATTCCCAGAGTGCTACCATTGTTGCAGGGTAAGGTGTCCGGAGAGAAAGTGCTTCAAAGACATTCCATCCCATCATCAAAAGTGTAATTGTGAGACGTAGACTCGCATCAATGACACCAGAGGGAATTAACGGTTGCCACTCCTCCTCCATCTTACTATTTGTTAGAACTTCCATCGGATGTGTACGTGGAACTCATGGCACTTGATGAACTCGTACGACTGTCTATATCTTCAGTGTCCAGTCTATGAATTTTATTTGAAGAGATCGCAATCGGTCGCTCACCAAGTACAGATTCTACAAACCAGCGTTTATGATTGGGTATGATATCGGTCTCTTTTTGCTCAACGACTTTGTCATCAAATCCCTCCTCACTATCAGGCATCAAAAGTCTAGCAAAAAAGATCATGCATACAGTTGCTGCGAGGAGACCGGTTGGCCAATCAAGCATCAGGCCCAGTATAATAGGTAGAATGAAGAAGAGTGATTTGCCCAGATAGTTATTGAGAAATTCTAAAGACTTCCGGGGAGCTGTTTCAGCAAAGGTACCCGTAACGAGAAGTCCAGCCACGGTCAAAATTGTGATGGGAAACTGGAGCATCGAGCGAATATTATAAATCCAACTTTGAATGCTTGTATCCATGGGAACTGCAGCCGCAGCAGCTATAGGTGTATTTAGTTTAGGGGACGGTGGCGCAGAGGCTGCCATTCTGTTATTCGGTTCTTAGAAAAACTTGAGGTAAAAGACATATCGTAAACATAGAAGAGGGATGGAGTTTGCTTCCCTGCAAGATGCCTTTCCCATGGGACAGGGTCAAGATGAAAGCCAAAGAAAAAAGAAGTCAAAGCGCTCAAAGGAGGCCTTTCAAGCCTATGAAATACCTCCTACGGATGCTGATCGCCCGGCAGTGATTCGCCCTCAAGAAGTTCAACCTATGAGATCATCTGAGGAGAATTCATATTTAGATGAAAGTACTATATTCCAGGAAAAGCCAACGGTGAATAACTCACTTCCTATGCCGAGATCAACCATTCAACTACAAAAGGCTATAACTGCACCTTCCTTCTTTGGCGCTGAACCCTTTGCAAATCCAAATGATGATATGATGGCTCCCTTTAACAATGGAACCAAGCCGAATAGCTATATGTTAGATTCTGATTTTACGAAGGCCTTTGATCAGACTGGATTTGGACGGGTCACAAGCGACGCCTTGCCTGTCCCTGAACTCAGAAATCGGTGGAAGCCTCTTTCTGCAGATAGCGCTGAGACGGCATTTATAACAAAGCCAAAGAGTAACCAATTTGTCGGCCTAGATCCGAGTGAATTCGCTGCAATGAAAGGCAAGATAGACACCTTAATTGCTCGGCTTGATGACATTGAGAATAGAGCAGATGGAGCCAATCCTCAGATGGAGATGCTCTCCTTCATTATGACTGGATTATTCTTGATGTTTGCACTTGATCTTGCTGTACGGAAATCGGGTAGCATGAGACTTGTCAATGTGCGTTAAAACATATATTCTCTAAATTAGAATGGGTGGTAAGAAGGCTCCGAAGGTTGATTTGGCATTGAAGGCTCGCCTTGAAGCGGAGGCTGCAGAACGCGCTCAAGCTGCGGCTGCTAGAGCAGCATCTGGAGTAAAGGTTAAGACGGCTGCTGAGCGTCGTCAAGAAGCGGAGGAGGCTGCTGCTTCTGCCGAGAGAAAGGCAGCCTTACGGAAGTTGAGTGCCGATAGAAAGATAGTTCAGAATGCCGCGCCAGCGATTGAGGCTGCTCGACTTGCTGCAGAGAAGGCGGTTCAAGATGAGGTGGAAGCTGCGAGACAGGCTGCAGTAGCACGCGAGGCCGCTAGAAAGGCTGCAACCCGCCGGGTTCATGCGCAGTATGAATACAGTAAGGCCTGGGCTAGATCTACACACGGTAAAATAGCAGTAGGGCGTAAGATTTACGGCGTAGGTCAAAATGCAAATGTCGCACCGAGTCGTCCCATAGGTGGCTCTAGAAGAAAGACACGGCGAAATCGTTAAATCGAACGAATAAACTCCCACTGTAAATCCTTACAGATTTTCTCCCAGATCTTATCCTGTGCATATAACTTGTCGCGATTTTTGAGCAAGGGGAAGCAATGCAGGAAATCATCCAACTCTAGAAGTTCACACAACTTGTAGAGTACGTAGGAATACGATAGAAAATTAGAGCGTTCAGCGGGACAATGCTTCTGGAAAGAGGGCTGAATCTCCTTGAATAGGTACCGCAATTTCTCCTCCGTCTCGCGGTCCATGACAGGTGCGGTGTGACCATTCAGACGGCTGAGAATATGGGGTACATGTTCATAATAAGAATTATACTTGAGTTTCTTGAGAATCTCACGTATCTTACTCCGATTCAGTGAAGATGGCTGAATCCGCTCCTTCTTGATCTGAGCCTGAATATTATCAAAGACTTCCTCAGGAATTTCTGTACTCTCCTTCGCCTGGAACTGCGCAAGCCATTCATTGAAATGGTTGATGCGTTTATAAGCGTAATATGACACCTCGCGAGGTGGATCCTTGTAACTCGGCTTATCAGAATCCATTAAAATGAGTTTGTGAAAGCCACATTCGGGGCATGAAATGGTTGCGTCATTCACTGATACCTTCATGTCCTCGCCACATGCATCACAGACAAAGGAAGTATCATTCAAGGCGTGAATGGAGGGCCTTGTGTAATGGGGATCCATGCGAGATAGATACTGGTCTAGCAGCGCATCACGACGTAGAGTATCACCTCCCTCCTTTACATATGCTATGGTATTGACTGGACGGACTGCAGTTGAACCGCTGATATCTTGTTTTGACGCATTTTCAAGAGCCTCAAAAACGCTTCCGGGTCGGGCTCGATCTGCAACATGAATTACATTGTCGGCGCCTCGGTTAATGCGATCTTGGATATCATAGTACTGAAACAGGAGATCACCTGTCTGCAGAAAGTAATCATAGATGGCACTCTTTTGATCTACACCATCAATCTTTGCCTTCACCTCTTTCATATCCTGTTCAAGACGATAACGTTCAATGTCATTTGTCTCCTTGCTATATTCACCTGTTAACTCCTTATGATGACCCTTCCAAGTAGCAACTTGCTCACCGATATCCTTAATTTTAGAGATATAGTGTTGATGAACGGTATCCAGAGTGGTTCTTGCTTCAGGATTGGAACGCTTGGATGGGCGTATCTTGAAGAAGGGATCGCTCATTGGATACTACTATAGGCTTCCCCTGAGATTCCTTTAGCCCTGGAGCCGGCTCAAGGGTCCTATATGTCATGCGCCAAAAAGTTTCCAAATGACTCTCCGGGTTTGGCATTACAACATGATAAAATTGATAGTAGACATTAAGTCATATATAGTCAATGAAATATACTCAAGTCTTGCTTGAGGAAATTATATCAGAAGGTGGTGCAACTCTTTTAGAGAAGTATATAAAATGCAATCAGCGAATGAGAGTGAAATTTAGATGTTCGTGTGGTACTGAAATGGTAAAGAAGTTTGAAATGCTAAAGTTATATAGACTTCCTTATTGTGAGATATGTAGTTTAAAAGTGAAAGAAAAACATAAACAGGAAACAAATCTCAAAAGATATGGCTTTATAAATTCAGGATCGGTTCAAGAAGTTAAAGATAAGATAAAAAGTACGTATCATAAAAAATTTGGAGGGCACCCAAAACAAACAGTAGAAGTTCAAGAAAAATGGAAGGCTACTTGTCTAAAGAAATATGGAGGTCATCCGAATCAGAATAAGGAAGTACAGATTAAATCAGAAGCAACTTCATACCATTATAAGGATTACATGTTACCAAGTGGAAATCTAGTAAAATACCAGGGTTATGAAAATTTGGCGCTTGATGAACTAGTGCAAACCTATGAAGAAGAAGACCTGGGTATTGGGAGGTCTAATATTCCATCAATTGATTATAGTATAGATGATAAAAAGCATGTGTACTTTCCTGACTTCTTCATAAAATCAGAGAATAAGATCATTGAAGTAAAATCTGAATGGACCATTCAGTTGAAGCGTGGTAATATTGAAGAGAAAGCACAAGCAACCATTAAAGCGGGATACAAGTATGAGATATGGATATATAATGATAAGAAGGTACAAGTGTGTAAAAGAGTCTATTCATGCTAGTAGATTATGGATCTAAAAAGAAAGGCTCTCCGGCAGAATTTGTTTTTATAGAAAAACCGAATTTGCCAAAATTATTTTCTCTGGAGGAGGTATAACAAATGACAGGAGGGGGTCTTATGCAATTGGTCGCCTATGGCGCTCAGGACGTATATCTCACGGGTAATCCCCAGATTACCTTCTTCAAGGTCGTGTACCGCCGCCACACGAACTTCGCGATGGAGTCAATCGAGAACCCCTTCAACGGCTCTCCCGGCTTCGGCCGCAAGGTCACGTGCACGATCCAGCGCAACGGTGACTTGATCTACCGCATCTACCTCCAGGCCACGCTCCCCAAGGTGACGCTCCTCTCCACGGACGGCTCTGGTGCGCAGTTCCGCTGGCTCAACTGGGTCGGCCACAACTTGGTCAAGAACGTTGAGCTTGAGATCGGTGGCCAGCGCATCGACAAGCACTATGGTGACTGGCTCCAGATCTGGAATGAGCTCACGCAGGAGGCTGGCAAGCAGGCTGGCTATGCCAAGATGGTTGGCAACGTGCCCCAGCTCACGAATCTCCTCGTCCAGGGTGGTGAGGACTGCAACAACGACTGCTCAGGCGGTGAGCCCAACACGTCCAACGAGGTTCTCGGCTGCGCGCCCGAGTACACGCTCTATATCCCCCTCCAGTTCTGGTTTAACCGCAACCCTGGTCTTGCGCTCCCCTTGATCGCTCTCCAGTACCACGAGGTCCGCATCAACCTCGAGTTCAACGATCTCCGCAACCTCTGCTTTGACTCCTCCCCTGCGCTCACCAACTCCCACACGGTCCGCGACCGTGTCGCGGCGGCTGGCCTTGTCGCTGCGTCGCTCTACGTTGACTACATCTACCTCGACACGGACGAGCGCCGCAAGTTCGCCCAGGTCTCCCACGAGTACCTCATCGAGACGCTCCAGTTCACGGGCGGTGAGTCCATCACGTCCTCAAGCAACAAGCTCAAGCTCAACTTCAACCACCCCTGTAAGGAGCTCATCTGGGTTGTCCAGCGTGATTCGTTCGTCTCATGCGACGACAACGTCATCGGCCCCTGGAAGGGCCAGCAGCCCTTCAACTACTCCGACTGGTGGGACCGCGCCGTCCTTGAGTCTGGCTACTCCGTCACGCGTGTTGAGGGTCTTGCGGGCAACAACCCCACGGTCACGGCTCTCCTCCAGCTCAACGGCCACGATCGGTTCCAGGTTCGCGAGGGACGCTACTTCAACGAGGTCCAGCCCTTCCAGCACCACACGAACGTCCCCGCTACGGGCATCAACGTCTACTCTTTCGCTCTCCAGCCCGAGCAGCACCAGCCCTCTGGCACGTGCAACTTGTCACGCATTGATAACACGACGCTCCTCCTCACGGTCTCCAACAACGCTGTTGGCACGGCCACGAGCTCCACGGTCCGTGTCTACGCGACGAATTATAACGTGCTCCGTATCATGTCAGGCATGGGGGGATTGGCATACTCCAATTAAGAAAGTGTGGACAACTTTTGTGTCACAAAAGGAGCAGCGGCTGCTTGAAACTTACAATATTAACGATTTACGAAAGTGTGGACAATGTCCCCGGTTCCGGAATTCGTAGACAAAATTGAACGTACCAATTTATTTATCTATAGTATAAAATGGCAACCTGTAAGGCCATTATTCAAGAGGGACCTAGAAAAGGAAGTACATGTAAATTTCCTCCTGGTGCTAATATGTACTGTGAAAGACATCTGCGAAATAAGAAGTATGATGACGGCATCGCAGGAGGTAAAACCTGGTGTCGTTTCTTCTTTCGTGGATGCAATAATGAGATTTCGGGTACAGGCTCATGTGATGACTGTAAAAAGAAATTAAGCAATAAAACTCTTGGGTGTAAGCATGATGGCTGTAAATTCAAGGTGCTAGAAGGAGACTTCTGTAAGAAACACGAGAGAGATAAATACTATATAGAAGAGAAAGAAAAGAATATAAAATATTGTGATATTGCGCGTGGATGTTTTACGATTCTAACAGATAAGAAATCATGTGATACATGTTTAGAAGTTCAAAGAGAACAGGGTGCAGAGCGATATACAAAACGGAAAGAAATTATTAAGGCTGCTGAAATTCAGAATACTATTATAAGATCCTGTATAAAGTGTACTAAGGATTTTGAGGCCTTTAAAACAAGATACGGAAAAGATTCAATGCATTGTTCTGATTGTGCAGAAAAACAGGGCATTCAGGATAAGAAACGTAAAAGCAGAGAAAGAAATTATAAAATGGAACGTATGGCAAATTTAGAGGCATCTTATAAATATCATATACAAGGCTCTTTAAAAAGAGGATATGGTGACTTTCAATTAAACTTTGAAGAATTTAAAGATATAGTGACAAAACCCTGTCATTACTGTAAATTAATAAAGGAGGGCGAGGCAAATGGAATTGATCGTGTAAATAATGATATAGGTTATACAGTAGAAAACTGTGTGCCTGCATGTTGGAAATGTAACAGAATGAAATCATTCTATCATCCAGAATTCTTCATAGAAAAATGCAAGATTATCATAAAGTCACTCGAACCAACGAAGGGATTCTATTCAAAGTGGGATATATATTATACTCGTTCATGCTATAATAATTATACTACCTATAAGAGGGAAGCTGAGGAAACTCGCGACCTTCCTTTTGAAATTACACAAGAACAATGGGATTGGCTAACTCGGTCTCCCTGCTATCTTTGTAATTACCAAGATGCCCATGGAATTGGTATAGACCGAGTAGATAATACGATTCGCAAGTATAGCATAGAAAACTGTAGACCCTGCTGTGGCTCATGTAATTCCATGAAAGGTGAGATATCTCTAGATGAATTCTTAAAGCAATGTAAGCTTGTAGCATCATCTTCTCTGCAATTTAATGAGATACCTATTTCAAAGAATCCCTTAAAAGAAGCAGTACACTTGATGAATCCTACTGATAGAACTCACTGGAAATCAAAGGGTCTTTATTATGCAATATTAAGTGATACTGCAAGTACCTTCCAAGAATCATATAAGGCTGTCCTTCCTTTAACTGAATTTAAAGAACTTTGTAAGACTATAAAAGAGTCTAGAAAGGATGCTGCACTTTCTCTATTGAAAGACACTTTAGCTAAACTCAAAAAGAGAAAGTATCGCATCGGTCTAAAAACATCTTTATCTGATTCATAGGTTTCCTTATTATAATATCTAATTCGGATTCTCCTCCTCAAAGTGAACTCCCTCACCATTTCCGAAATTAGGATTCTCTTCCTGATCTTCATGATGATGAACACTCTCCAAAACCGCTCGCATTACTGAGACCCCTGTATCCCCTAGATCCTCAGGCGCTCTGTCTGGGTAAGGACCATCTGGAATGATGTAAAACCGATTCTTAGGATCAAATGGGCCCTCTACAGTTGATGCTTGAAAGACGAGGGTTGGATGGTCAGTATAGATCATCGCTACACCAGACCTATAATTCCATACCTTTTTTACAGTCACTAGCAAAGGAC